TAATGGTTTTAGGTACCGATATAGTTCTTAAATGGGAATTAGCAAAAAATATGATGCGTCCAAAAAGTGATGAGACTAAAGTTAAAATGAACTATAGTATCACTGCTCCAAGAATGTACAAAGGAAGAATAGAATCGCTTGTTAGTCGTTGTACTGGATTTGCAGATATGGTACAATTGACGCATTTAAAAATGCAACAAGTATTACAAAGAATGATACCTGACGGTGTTTACTTAGATGCTGATGGTATTAATGAAGTTGATTTAGGTAATGGTACAAACTATAATCCGCAGGAAGCATTAAATATGTTCTTCCAAACAGGATCAATTATAGGTAGATCATTTACGCAAGACGGCGATATGAATCCTGGAAAAGTTCCAATTCAAGAAGTACCGACTGGAAGTGGAGGATCAAAATTGCAAACATTAATAACTACGTACAATTATTATTTACAAATGATAAGAGACGTAACCGGATTGAATGAGGCAAGAGACGGCAGTATGCCAGACTCGAGAGCTTTAGTTGGTGTGCAAAAATTAGCAGCAGCAAACTCAAATACCGCTACAAGACATATATTAGATGCAGGTTTATTCTTAACACAAGAAACGGCAGAATGTTTATCTTTAAGAATATCCGATATATTAGAATACCACCCTGCAAAGGAAGCGTTCATACAAAAGATAGGTGGATTTAATGTAGCTACCTTAGAAGAATTAAATGATTTGTATATTCATGACTTTGGCATCGTATTAGAATTAATGCCAGATGAGGAAGAAAAAGCAATTTTAGAAAACAATATACAGATGGCATTGTCCGCTGGTTTAATAGATTTGTCCGATGCTATTGATATTCGAAATGTAAGAAATTTAAAATTGGCAAATCAATTATTAAAAGTAAGACAGAAGAAACGTCAAGAAAGATTACAAGCAGAACAACAAGCCAATATTCAAGCTCAATCTGAATCTAATATTCAAATGCAACAAGCGGCTGCACAAAGCGAGATACAAAAAGATCAAGCAATGTTCCAAACTAAAGCACAGTTAGAACAATTAAAAGGGCAGTTAGAATCACAAAGAATACAAACAGAAGTTGCTGCTAAAAAAGAATTAATGGAATTAGAATTCCAATACAATATGCAACTAAAGGGTCTTGAAGTAGAAAATGCCAAACAAAAAATGGAAGATGATCAAGACCGTAAAGATCAAAGAGTTAAGTTACAAGGAACACAACAAAGTCAATTAATAGATCAAAAGAAGAACGATTTACCGCCTGTTAACTTTGAATCCTCAGGAAACGACATAATTGGCGGAGGTTTTGACTTAGGTTCTTTCGAGCCTAAGTAATAATAATAATAACAATTATATAATATTTTATCATGGAAGAAAATTTAGAACAAGAAACAATTGAAACGCAAGATCCAATTGTTGAAAATAATCCTGCTTCAATAGACGAAGACGGGACTATAAGATTAGATTTTAGTAAATCAAATAACACATCACAAGATGCCGTTCAAGAGCAAGAAGCAGATGCAGTGGATGTTCATCAACCAGCCGCAAATAGCGAAACGTTGGATGAAAGAATACCACAACAACCAGAGTCCTTTCAAACTCAAGAATCCTTTCTTGAAGAAATAACAGACGAAGAAGTAACTGAGTTAGCGGTTAACCTTAAAGGAGATGTTCAAGAAGCAATAAGAGATAATAAAGTTCTTGGAGTTGAATTACCAGAAAACATTCAAAAAGTTGTAGACTTTATGAATGAAACCGGTGGAGACTTAGAAGATTATGTTAAGCTTAACACTGATTACAGTAAGTTAGATAATTATCAATTATTAAAAGAATACTATAAGAACACAAAACCTCATCTTGATAATGATGAGATTGAATTCTTAATGGAAGAAAACTTTGCATTTGATGCAGACGAGGATGATGAACGTGATATAAGAAAAAAGAAGATTGCTCAAAAAGAGGAATTAGATAAAGCACGTAAACATCTAGAAGGTTTAAAATCACAGTATTATGCTGAAATTAAAGCTGGTTCTAGATTAGCGCCAGAACAACAAAAAGCGGTTGATTTCTTTAGCCGATATAATAAAGAAAACGAAGAAGCTACTCAAATAGCGGAAAGACAAACAAAAACATTTTTACAAAAAACAGATCAAGTTTTTTCTGAAGATTTCAAAGGTTTTGATTATCAAGTAGGAGAAAAAAAGTATCGTTTTAATGTTAAGAATGCTTCTGACGTGAAAAATTCTCAGAGCGACATCAACAATTTTATCAAGAAGTTCTTGAACGAAAAAAATGAGATGTCAGATGCTAAGGGGTATCACAAAGGTTTGTTTACAGCTATGAATGCGGACGCAGTAGCACAACACTTTTACGAGCAAGGGAAAGCTGATGCTATTAAAGATAGTACGGCAAGAGCTAAAAACATTGAGATGGGCGTACGCGGCGTTCACGAGGATGTTAAACCAGTAGGAGGGTTTCAAGTGCGTTCAGTAGATTCAGAGTTAGGTTCTTCAAAATTGAGAATTAAAACATTTAGAAACATTTAAAAAATAAATTATTATGGCTGCACCAGTACCAGGTTTTGCGACCTCGCCATCAACATTGGCAAACTTAGCCCATTTAACACCTAGACCAGTTAAGCAATTATTCGGGGATAACTATTTATCTCTTGCTGATATGACTTGGACAAAACAATTCTTACCAGAAGTATACGAAAAAGAAGTAGAACGTTATGGAAACCGTACAATTACAGGTTTCTTACGTATGGTTGGCGCTGAAATGCCAATGGCTTCAGATCAAGTAGTTTGGTCAGAACAAGGAAGATTACACATTGCATACGATACAGCAGTATCAAACAGCCCGGGATCAACGGCTGGAACTCAAACAATTGGATTACCTTCTCCAGGACCAGAATTACCTGTTGGTAAAGTGCCTTTGTTAGGACCAGGAATGACAATTGTTATTGCAAAAGGAAATGTTACAAACAAAGCTTATGTTACAAGTTTAGGTTCCCTTTCTGGAGGTGTTCAAACTTACAACATTCAAGTTTATGATACTACAACTAGAAACTTAGCGACTGCGCTTCAAGGAGCAACTTCTTTAGCTCCACTTAGTTTATTCGTTTTTGGATCTGAATATGCAAAAGGATCTGCTAATGCAGGTAACTCTATTGATGCTTCTTTCACAACTTTTAGCAATAAACCAATTATCTTAAGAGATAAGTATGTTGTTAACGGTTCTGACGTGGCTCAAATTGGATGGGTAGAAGTTACTACTGAAATTGGAACCGGAGGTTACCTTTGGTATTTAAAATCAGAGCACGAATCAAGAATTCGTTTTGAAGATTATTTAGAAATGAGTATGGTTGAAGCGGTTCCTGCTGCAGGTGCTTTTACTAACCCTGCTATTTCTGGAACTCAAGGTTTATTCAATGCATTGGAAAACAGAGGTTTAGTTTTTAACGACCCTGCTTTTGGTAATACATCTGCTCCAACTGGTATTGATCAATTTGATGATCTTCTTCAAGAACTTGACAAACAAGGGGCAATTGAAGAAAACATGTTATTCTTAGATAGAGCAACGTCTCTTTCAATTGACAATATGTTGGCTTCTGTAAACTCTTACGGAGTTGGTGGTACTTCTTACGGGGTATTTGATAACTCTGAAGACATGGCTTTAAACTTAGGATTCTCAGGATTCCGTAGAGGAGCTTACGATTTCTACAAAACTGATTGGAAATATTTGAATGATTCTACTACTCGTGGAGGTATTAGTGACATCAAAGGAGTATTAGTACCTGCTGGAACTTCTACTGTTTACGATCAACAACTTGGACAAAACATTTCTCGTCCTTTCTTACATATCCGTTATAGAGCTTCTGAAGCTGATGACAGACGTTTGAAATCATGGGTTACTGGTTCTGTTGGTGGAAACTACACAAGTGATGAGGATAAAATGAATGTACACTTCTTATCTGAAAGAACAATTTGTACACAAGCTGCTAATAACTTTGTATTGTTCAAAGCTACAGCATAACTTTAAGGTAGTATTTGCCCTTGTTGTACTGACAGGGGCATTTATTGCTGATTTTATAACTATTTAATTTTATTATATTATGGCTAAGAAAGCTGACACAGAATACACAGAAGAGATTGAATCTCAAAATACAGCTGCTGCACAAGCACCAGTTAAAATTCCTACCGCTAAAAAAGACGAGTGGGTTATAAAAGATAGGTTGTATGAATTGCAAAACGACATTAGACCTTTAGTGTTTACGGTTCCAACATCTCATACAGCGACAAGGCCATTATTATGGTTTGATCCTGTAAAAGGATACCAAAGAGAATTAAGATATGCAACAAATCAAAGATCTTGTTTTGTTGACGAACAAGAAGGCCAAATTGTAATGGGTAGAATTGTATTCAGAAATGGAATTCTTAATGTACCAAGCGAGCAAGTAACATTGCAAAAGCTTTTATCATTATATCATCCTTTTGTTAAAGAAGGTATTATTGGAGAATACAAACCACAAGAAATTGCAAACCATGAAATTGACTGGATTGAATTTGAATTAGCAGCGCTTAACCTTGCAAAATCATTAAGCATTGATGAGATTGAAGGAATTTTAAGAGTTGAGATGGGTGAAAAAGTTAATACATTATCTTCTACGGAATTGAAAAGAGATATATTAGTATTTGCTAGAAACAACCCTGGATTATTTTTGCAATTAGCAGAAGATGAAAATACACAGTTAAGAAACTTTGCTATTAAAGCCGTTGAAGCTAACATATTAAGATTGTCACAAGATCAAAGAACATTTACTTATGGCGATACAAATAGAAAAGTAATGACTGTACCTTTTGATGAGCATCCATATTCAGCTTTAGCTGCCTTCTTTAAAACAGATGAAGGAATGGAAGTTTACAAAGCAATTGAAAAGAGACTAAAATAGTCACCCTTATAGTAGATAGGCTACTCTCAACGGGTGGCCTATTTATTATAAATAATAAAAAAAATAAATTATGGCTGTAAGCGTAGATACCGTTTATCAAAGAGTATTAGCAATACTTAACAAAGAGCAGAGAGGATACGTAACTCCTCAGGAATTTAATTTATTTGCTAATCAAGCTCAGCTAGATATATTTGAGCAATACTTTTACGATATTAATCAGTTTGGAAGAATACCAGGTAATGATACCGAATTCTCTGACATGCTAAATATCTTAAATGAAAAAATAAATATATTTGAAACTAATGCTCCAATGACTTATAGCAGTATAACTACTTATTGGACTACCCCTTCAAATTTATATAGATTAGGTACAATAGTATATGCAAATGTGACAACCTCAAAGTCATTATATCCTACTCCTAACACAATAGTAACCACAACAACCCTTACAGAAGCGGAGCGTATAAATTATAATGAATATTTATATATAGCTCAATCTTCCATGACAAAACCAACTAATGCAAGACCTGTATTTGTAGCCAATCAAAGCGGCTATAAAGTATATGGCAATGCTGCTTTAACTACTGGTGTTTCATGTAATTATATAAGAGTACCTTTAGAGGTTAATTGGGCATATCAAATGGTTTTTGGTGAGGCATTATATGATTCTACAAACTCGGTAGACTTTGAATTGCATGCATCGGAAGAAACAGAACTTGTAATAAAAATATTAGCTTTAGCTGGATTAGTTACAAAAGAAATAGATCTGTATTCAATTGCTTCACAAGAGGACGCAAAAAACACTCAACAAGAAAAAGCGTAATAGATGGGATTATTAAACGAAACACCGGAACAATACTACTTAGGTCCTGACGGATTATGGAACAGCAATGATGAAGACTATGGTAATTATCAATTTGTATCTATAAACGAAATCATAAATAATTTTGTTACAGCTTATGTTGGAGAAGATAAAATTATACCTAAAGTAAAAAGAACAGACGTACAATATCATGCAATGCGGGCAATACAAGAATTTAGTTTTGACACATTGCC